TACTGCACAACTTGTGCTTCCTGCCGCATGACTCAGACAAGCACCGAAGATCACGTCGGCTACGATTGATGTACTAAGGTAATCAATATCGTAAGCTGACTGAACTCTCGGGCTAAGTTGCATCGCCATGTAAACCGATTCCCGTTTAAAGAGGGAAGCCGTCTCGTCGCCAGTACCGCCATCATCATCCCAATCAGTTGAGACGAAAGTGGGGACACCGTAGACCATACCAACAGAACCGGATACATTCGGGTTCTGAACATCACCCCTTCTGGAAGCATCATAGAAGTCCTGTAATGAGAGAGCACTCATATACGAAGCGGGAGAGCAATACAAGAAAGCATCTCCGTCCGTGTAAGAATGACCCGCATCAAGGAAACTTTGAAGTCCGCTTCTAATAAGGGCGGTGGTGAAGGTATTATCCGAACTCAGCGTTACATCATTCCCGGTAGCCGCCTGAATCACGCTTACCGCAATATAGTTCTCAACGAACTTGGCTATGGAATATCCCATAGACCTTGCGTACATATTGAAAAGGTCAGCATTTTCCTGAACCTTTACAATATCGCCGATTCTTTTGGCTTCGTAAGCGTGCTGGTCAACAGAGAGGTCAACTTTGCCGTCCGTGTTCGCACCATAAGAAACAGCACTACCGCTTGAAAGGGAAGCCGCTGTCTCTTCGGTTACTTTTGGAACATGGATGGTGTCGCCACCTTCTGAAACCATACTTGAAAGATCAGTCACCTGATTTTTTAATTGGAACGCACGTTCCGCATAGTCAAGTATGCCATCTGCCCACATCTCGGGAATAAAGTTTGCAGCAGTTGTTAATGTTACTTCTGCCATTAGTTACTCCTTTGTCCTCTACGAAAGCTGTCAACAATACGCGGCCAGTTGTCGCGTTTTTCTTCTGTTGTCATCTCGGAAAGTTTTTTCGGAAGGGCTTTAGACACTCCCGGCTTTCCAGATTCAACTCTCGCAGTAGGTGTTGAACGAATCTTATCTACATGAGCTTCCAGTTTTATTAATGGAAGCTCCCCATAAATGATCTGATCGTCTTCCGAAAGCTCAGAAAGTAGAGATTCCCTTTTCTGTGCTTGATACTCGTCCCATTGCGAAGCCTTTTGAGTGGAGTCAACAAGTTTCAACTCGGTCTCTTCGAGCAGTTGCTTAAACTCACCATCCTCTTTCAGCTTCTCCTGACGACGGGTGTCTTCCGCTTTTTTCATTTTAGAAAGTTTGGTTTCGAGAGACTTTTTCTCTTTCATAACCTCTTTAAAGCGAAAGTATGGAATAGATGTTTCTTTAACGTCCTCAGACTCGACGGACTCTTGTTTTACGTCTTGAGTTTCGACTTCGGGCTCTTTTACGTCAGCAACGACTTCGTTTTCTTCCATTTTAACCTCTTGTATGAGTTATTGGTTGTTCAAGGTTCTCTCCCGAATACGCTTCAGGAACGAGAACGCACCGACAGTTGGCTCCACATACGCTAAACCCTGATTTGGGTACGCCTACGGTTCGCCATTCTATCATCGTCATCACCTCTCCATGTCTCGGCTCACAGTCAGGACAGACCCGACCGCCAGCGGTGATCCATTGGAAAGATGAAATCTCATTAGCCGCCCAAACAGCTCCCATTGCCAATGCTGCCGCCCTTTCAGGGGCATTAATGACAGAGGACTTAATACTGTTCTTAAATGCGCCAAATATTCTTCCTCCTGCTCCCAGATCGGAAGCGAGGACATTCAAAATCTCTGCATCTATCATTCCGGCAAGTCTCATCGTTTCGATTTGTGCCTGAAGCTCAAGAACCGTCTTAGAGACGGCGGCTGCGAGCATAACCAGCAGGCTTGCTTCCATGATGTCAAGTTCTTCTTCAAGTTCTTCTATCTCAGGCACTGACTGAGTACCCGGCTATATGACTCAACGGGTTCGTACCCTCCAGACACGCCGTCTGGATTCGCCTTGAAACCTCTTCTGTGAAGATCATTGCAATATCTTCAAATGCTTTATCACTAATCCCGAACCATACTCTCGGCTTCATACCGGGGTGCTGGACTTTCTTGGTAGCGACCACCCGTGAGGTTCCCTCAAACACCAACCATGGTTTTTTCTTGACTTCAATCGTGTGGGCATCTGTCCCTTCCTGATGGAATTTGCCAATCTTTCTGCGGGATTGTTTTGGCTTCTCTTTGCCCTTTTTTGTAGTGACACGGAGAGAAATTTTCTCCCTATTCTTCAATTTGGTGACCCTTTTGTCACTCTCCAGATGTTGCATAATCCCTTCGGCGACAAGAGGTTTACTTGGTGCTCTATACCCCATCCTCTGCTTTTTACGGATCGTTGATTCCTTCAACGCCCTGAGTTGATCCCCGGACACACCTTTGCCCCGCTCAAGGCGTTCAACATGGTCTTTTTCGACGACTTCAGCCGATTCCTTTAATTGCCTGTCCCATCCGCGGAGTTTAATCTTGGCAAGGTCGAAGTCAGCCTCAACTTGGAAATTGATGTTCATATCTTTTGCACGATCTTATTAGCGAAGTCCCTACCAGCCTCTAATCCGTCCTTTATCGTATCTCTGTGTTGGGATAGAAAAGTCGCTGCAACGCTCTCTAAATAAGGTTTTGTATTTTCTAACAATTTATTTAAATCTATTTGTTCCAATATCTTCTCAGCACTATCGTCAATGGTCTTTTGGATACTATCAACGCGATTGAGGTGTTGTAGGACAAGTGCCATTACGTTGCCAGACCCCTGAAATTGAACGGGGACTCCTCCTGTGGCTTCTCCTGTGGCTCTTCTTCTGGAATAGCACTCACCATCTCCGCAATCTGTTCTTCGTTCATGTCAGGGTTGTTATGCCGGAACCAATCGGCTTTGGATGATAGTCCGTTGCTCCATTCCCACTCCCACTGCTCCCTTTCCTCTCTTGCTGATGCCGGGAACCGCGGTTCACTGAAATCCACTGAAAATTCATCAGAAAGCCGTGATCCATGTGCTTCCATGATCGCTTTGTCGATTTCAAAGCGTTTTTGCTCAACAGGTCGCCAAATCATCTCCACATCGCCCTCAACGCCTTCTGTAAGGTCGATTTCGAGCATTTTCAGGGCTTCTCCCGTCACGCCGTCTCTACCAAGAGCCCATTTTGTCTTTAAATTGTTGTTATAAGCCACGGAATCGACCAAAAAGCGGATTCCTTCAACATATTTCTGTAAATCGCCACCGGGGGCCGCAAAATTGAAGTTTGACCCCTCTGGAAGGATTAAAGGCTTGTCTACACCCAATTTCATCCTCGAAGCGTCGTCAATCCCCATTACAACGGGCTGTCCGAGCATTTGGAGCCTCATAGACAGCGACATTTCGGTCAACATGATATTTACGGTACGATTCATGTTAATAATGTCCGAAGCACCCTCTCTCCACCAATCAGTCGTCATTGGATGCCTGTGAGCGTAGGTAATTGGGACAATCCCGTAGGGATTAATCATCTGTTCGTTACCATCAATGGCTATAATCTGCCCTTTCTGGGTAATTTTGTAATGTTCGTCGGGGCTCCAGTACACATAGACCATTTCGGAGACTTTTTGCTTCTCCTGAGAGAAGAGGGGGTAAATAATAGCTACGGGCTCTGATTCATGAGGGAGAAAAAGGGGATAAAACTCGGTGAGGATGTTATATCTGACCATTTCTTCCTCTTCATCCCAAGTGGATAGAAGTGCCATTGTCCCCAATAGGTAGGTTAGTCTTTCAAACTGAACCATAGCCGAGTCTAACCCTTGAACACGCTCGTGATAAGCCTCATTCGATCTTTGAGGAGGCTGTTTATAAGCAATAGCCCTGCTGTTGACCAATTTCCCCGTAATATTCTGGGCAACAACCGGGGTCTGTTGGAGCGATTCAGAGGCGAAATAGGATGATATATCCGTCTCCAGTTCCGAAATAAACCCCTCGTAGTAGTTCAGAGCCCGATACCTTTCTTCTGTTCTTTTGTGTAATACGTCATCTAAAAATTTCTTAAGACTTCTTGTGACAGCCTCGCTTGACAAGTCCTGAATAATCATGCTTTATAAATCCGATCTCCATCTACGAAAGTGTCCAGATTCCATTGAGTCGCATCAGTTTTTAGGCTTTTGATTGATCTTAAAGCCACCAACAGGGCGACTATAAAAACGACATTCACCGCAAGGCTTACACCCAATAAGAAGGCTACCACGTCACGGAATATGCCTCTCGCTTGATGACGGGAAACAGGTAATGCACACCATATCCAAAGGCATCGCTTATGTGCGACAGCTTTAATTGTGTTTTGTCAATATCACCTTTCCGCCAAACGACCCGTTCCAGATCGTTTATCAATTTTGGACAATTCTCCATAGAAAATTTTGAAACTTTATCATTTACCCTTAAAAGCTGGTTCACAGCGTTTACTCTATCTCGTACCGGGGGATTTTTGCGTTTTGCATAGACTCTAAGCCCCTTTTCCTTTAAAATTTGGTGATCTGACTTCTGACTCGATGTTTTTCTCGCCGCACCCGTTGCATCGGGATAAATAATCGCATTTGGATATTTCTCCTTAATAACCTCCGCCATATCGAATGTGGTGGAGTTCGCCATGAAAAATTCATCAAAAACGTGGCAGGTATCGCCTATTTTGCAAAATGCCACCGCCGTCATGGGATTTACGTTGAAATCCATCCCGATGTGGACTTGATGATACTTTTTGAGTTCCTCAATATCTTCCCGCTCGTATATGTGGACATCCCGACTAAATTCTTTGTAAACGCGCCCCTCCTGAAGATTGACGAACTTCCCGTGGATATAAGCGTCAACCATCTCCTCCGTATAACCAGAAACAAGCGATTCCTTATATTGCTCCGGGAGATAATTGTTTTCTAACGTGGAGGCAAACGCTACTCCCACATCGTAAGACTGTTCCTGATTCGCGATGAGATCGTATCCCCAATTCAGGGATTCAGGTGTACCTGTTAGGAAAATTTCCCTTTGCTTCGCATCTGGATGCCTTACACGCGAAAGTGCCACGTCAAATACATCCTTACTCTGGATAAATGGCTCATCTATACCCACCGCAGCCAGAGATTGACCTAAAAGTGAGTGCGGATCGTCCCCTGATCCAATCCATATCACGCCATTCCAATTCATAATTCTAATTTCATTTTCCGATTTGTTGTGTGTGAATGTCAAACCTGCCCTACCCAAAATATCCTTTAGCGTGGGGATAATCGTTCTCCGCGCCATCTTGTAGGACGGGGATACATACATTACAGGGATTCCAGAATTGACATAGGAAAGGTAGATCAACCTGATAGCCCCTATATACGTTTTACCCGATCCGTAGCCTCCAACTAAACAACGGATATAGTGAGGGAGGTTC